CTGACCCTAATCCAAAGAAAGGTGGTAAGGCAGAAGGCAGACAAAATTCATTCTGTAAGAGAATGAAAGGTATGAAAAAGAAACTTACCTCAGCTAAGACTGCAAGAGATCCAGATTCAAGAATTAATAAGTCACTTAGAAAGTGGAAGTGTAATGAGAGCGACACTCTAGAAAAGTTCTCATCATTAAGTCTTATAGATAGTGTACAAACTCAGGAGAATGTCTATGGTAGTCAAGAAAAAATCTCAGAAAAGACAACAGAAGAGACAAAACTTGACAAAACGGTTGACGAAGCAACCAGATATAAAAAAGAAACTGGTAACTACGTAAAGGGCGGGACTAAAAAACCTACCTCTCCAAAGAGAAAAGACGCAGCATTAGACGCAGTGCTATCAAAAATTACAAGCAAGTATGGTAAGAATGCCATCATGCGACAGGGTAGTAAACAGTCTAAGAAAGTTAAAGGTGCGAAATCTACTGCAGGAACTGGTAAATACAAGAAGGCAGCAGATGATAAGAAGCAACTGAAGAAAGATGCTAAGGAAATGGGTTATGGTAAGGATACCAAAGGGTATATCGAAACCAAAGCTAGATACGGTAGTAAAGAAAACATGAAGAAAGGTCGCGGTTTAGGAACTTAGGTGCTATAATAGAGATATGAATATACTACCCGACGAATTTAATCCAATTGTACTTAAAGAGAAGTATGGTGATACCTTTGATGACGAAAAATATAGACAGGCATCAAAGAAAAAGGAAGCTGAACTGAAAAAGAAGAAAGGCATCATGATGCATGGCAAGAAAAAGTATGCAGAGATTGTTGCTAAAGGTAAAAAAGCAAAAGAAAAGATCAAAGACCCTAGAGGAATTAAGTTCAAAGATAAGAAGGGTGAAGGTTATATGAAGGGCGGTAAAAAAACATACGCTTAGTTTCATATATAGTGTGAAGTAATTATTATTAGATCATGTTATCATTTCTATTACCATTCGCTAAGAAAATTGTTGCAGACGCAGTAAGTAAAGTTCCAGATGACGGAGAGTTGGGTGAAAAACTCATCGACCTTTGCATTATCGTTCTGGAAAAGGCAGTTAAACTGACTAAAACTACTGCTGATGACAAACTACTAGAGACAGTTAAGTCTGCTTTGCAAACACGTAGTTAAACATACCAAAATAGGGGGTCTTGAACCCCTATTTTTTATAAATAATCTCAGATAGGAATAAGCTAGGAGTACTGAAAAAATGGCACTATACGGTGTAACCGATGCTGATGAAGCAAAGCCAAAGTGGGCTGTAAGGGGTGGAGCAGTTGATCCATCAAATATCTTTGCAACCGCACAAGGTTGGGTTCTTCGTCACTATAAGAAAGGAGATCAATCAGAATACTGGGATGAGATTTTAGTCGCAGTTGATGGTTTGGTTGGAGCAGGTTCAAGAGGAACCAACACCCTAGGTGGTGCTGATATTACTGCAGTATTCTTTGAAGAGAGTACATACGCAGCAGCAGCGACTGGAACTGTTGTAGTTATCTACAATGAGCTAGTTGATGTAACTGCAGGTGCTACTCTTGTGGTAACCAATACTACTGATAGTGCTAGTATTACTGCTACATATGCTAGAGGAACAGGTACAAACCGTATCGAGTTTGACTTTACATGTGCTGCAGCAAGTAAGGTACATACTATTGGTGCTCAAACAATCTCTGGAACAATCGTTGACGCAGGTACTTCTACCGCATCAGACAAAGTATTCGTTCTAGGTGATACAGTCGGAGCAGGTGGTTCTGGTTCTACCAAGACAATTACTACAACTTAATAAATGAAATTTGACGAACTGAATGAGGAGACCTACATTCTGTTCGCCATCAAACATTATGAGAATCCTCACTGTGTTACACGTGAGGATTTTGATGAAGACATGAAGCGTTTTAAGTATCTAAAACGACTCTTAAAACGTTATGTTAGAGGGGGTCCGTTGAGGACTCATCTTATTATTAACCATCTTATCATCCTTTATAATGTATTTGGCGAGGCAGCAACTCCCCTTATCTTTTATAGACTTGAACGAGAGTATTGGTCAATACTCAAAACTATATTAATCTATTTGAATAAATATCCAGTAGGGATGCTTCCCGACTTGGATGTAGATGAAGACATCAACGACGAGCTTACAAACATATGAACGAAGAAATGATGACAACGGGTACAGGAGGTTTTAGCGGTAGTGCTAATGCCAAAGGTCCTGTTGCAGGTTTCGATCCTGTTATGAAGTTCAGAAAAAAGATGGCAAAGCGAAAGAAGATCAAAGAAGATAATGAAATAGATCGCCCTATTGATATGAGTGGTCGCTCTAGATTATTTCAATATAAAGTTAATATACCAAAGGTCGGTGAAACTATAGTATATGCAAATTCACCTGCACAACTGACACAGAAACTTCGTCTGTTGATCAACCCTCGTTACAGAGGAGACATCAAGATTGAAAGAATATTACCTGCTAATGCTGCTAAGTTCTTTATGGACAAGCGTATGGCACACATGAAAAACGTTGACACCACTGCACAGGCAAACAAACGTCTGTATGCTAAAGAAGAATTAGAACAGAAGTTCAAGAATCAACAAGCACAAGCTAAGGTAGCAATAGAAAAGAAAAAGGTTCAGCTGAAGAAGCAACAACTTCAGAAGCAACTACAAATGAAGACACAAAGTTTAAAGAAACAAGCGAGAGCAGGGACAGAACAAGACGAGACAAGGTAATGTCTGACATAAATGCAGCAATAATAGAAAGACTCGAAAAAGTAGTTGACTCTCTTCAAGAAAACAGTGTGAAGATGGGTCAACTTCTTGCTGTACACAATGAAAAATTAGATAAGCAAGACAAAGTAGATGAAGTTTTGTTCGAGAAGTTAGATAATTTAAACAGAGATATTAATAGAGAGACAAATGCAATTAAGAAAGGTTGTGAAAGAGATATACGTAAGGTTGATGACCGTCTTAGACTCATTGAAAAAAAGATGTGGTCTATTTTTGGTGCTCTTACTGTTGTATCTTTCCTCGTGTCTGCACCAGGACAAGCAATCATTAAAAACTTGACAAATAATAACAATACAAGTATGATAAGCGGACATACCGTCCATCTTAGTGACTGAATTTGTTGATGCACATTATGTAAATCTACTTTCTAACAGACTAGACAAGTTTGTCAGGAAGAAAACAGATGTATACAACTTCCGATGCCCTTACTGTGGTGATTCACAGAAACACAGGAACAAGGCAAGGGGGTATTTTTTTCGTGTAAAAACAGATTTAGTTTACAAGTGTCATAACTGCGGTGTTGGTAGAACTCTACCTAATTTTCTTAAAGACAACGCTCCTGATCTCTATGATGAGTACATCATGGAGAGGTATAAGAGTGGAACAACAGGTAAAGGATCGTATGTTCCTAAACCAAAATTTAACAAACCAGTTTTTAAGAAGAAGGAAGATCTCGAAAGTATTTCTTCTCTAAATAATGAGCACCCTGCCGTAAAATATCTTGCAGATAGACAAATTCCTAAAAAATTTTGGAACGAACTCTTTTACACAAAAGACTTCTGTACTTGGGTTAACAAAAACAAACCATCGTTTACTCAAATCAAAAACGATAAACCTAGGATCGTTATCCCATTCATTAAACCAAGCGAAAAAGAAGATGGAGGATATCATGAAGGATGGTTCGGATTCCAAGGACGATCCCTCGACCCCAAAGACCAACTAAGATATATCACTATCATGTTGGATGAAAATCAATCAAAAGTATATGGACTCCATAGAATTAATCCACATGAAAAAGTCTACATCGTCGAAGGACCATTCGACTCGCTCTTCTTGGAAAACTCGGTTGGCATGGCTGGCTCCGACATTGATCCTAGGTCGTATAATTGGAGCGATTATATTTGGGTTTATGATAACGAACCTCGTAACAGAGAAATCGTCAAACGAATCTCAACCACCGTTGATAGAGGAGACAAGGTAGTAATATGGCCAAAACAAATACAACAAAAGGATATTAATGACATGCATCTAGCTGGACATAACGTTCAGTCTCTGGTAGAATCTAATACATACCACGGACTTCAAGCAAAAATCAAATTATCTGAGTGGAAAAAAGTATGACACACGTAGTTAAGAGAAATGGTGAGACTGCACCCTTAGATTTAGAAAGAGTACACCACATAGTAGAACATGCTTGCAGAGGTCTTGCAGGTGTCTCTGAATCTGCAGTAGAAATGAACTCTGGTCTACAGTTTTTTGATGGTATTAAGACAGAAGACATTCAAGAAATTCTTATCCGTTCTGCTAATGATTTAATTACATTAGAGAACCCTAACTATCAGTATGTTGCTGCTAGACTTCTTTTATTTGGATTAAGAAAGGAAGTATATAAAGGACATCCAGATAAACATCCTACTTTAAGATCACATGTAGATCTTTGTATTGAGAAGGGTCTCTATGACTCCTCAATAGTAAAGAAGTTTACTGATAAAGAGTGGGAACTATTAGATTCTTACATTGATCATGATAGAGACTACCTATTTACCTATGCAGGTATACGTCAGGTAGTAGATAAATATCTTGTACAAGATCGTAGCACTGGTAAGGTCTTTGAGACACCACAATTCATGTATATGATGGTTGCTGCTACTCTCTTTCAAGATGACGATAAGTTCTATCGACTGGAGTACATTAAAAAGTATTATGACGCAATCTCAAAACACAAAATCAACATCCCAACACCGATCATGGGAGGAGTTAGAACCCCCATTCGTCAATTTGCAAGTTGCGTTCTGGTTGATTCTGATGACACCCTCGATAGTATCTTTAGCAGTGATATGGCTATTGGCAAATATGTCGCTCAGAGG